AAATGTTAGTCCGGCAATATTTTTTGCCCATAGCTAGATTACTCTCCTTATTTCCTGTTGTTTCTGAATGTGCCGTTGGCATTAATGCTCAAGGTCCCGAATGGGACCAATTGGCGCGCCATATGACTAAATTTGGAAAAGATAGGATTTTTGCAGGTGATTATAGTAAATATGATTTGCGAATGCCTGCTGCCTTGATTAATCCTGCTTTTGCCAGTTTGATTGAGATTGCAAGTACTTGTGGTCAGTATACTGCTGATGATATTGTGGTGATGAAAGGTATTGCCAGCGAAATCGCTTATTCGTGTGTCGCTTATAATGGTGATATCATTATTCATCGTGGATCTAATCCTTCTGGCCAAAATTTAACCGTTTATATTAATTGCATTGTCAATTCTCTTTTGATGCGATGTGCGTATTATCACATGTATCCGGCTGAATTTGGCAATCCTGAACCTTTTCGTACAAACGTTTCTGTAATGACTTATGGAGACGATGTTAAAGGGTCAGTTCGTAGTGGACATGATTGGTATAATCATATCTCTTATGCTAACTTTTTGGCAGAAAGAGACATGAAATTTACCATGCCCGATAAAACTTCTGAACCTACTCCATACATGAGAGACGAAGATGCCGATTTTCTTAAAAGGCATAATCGTTTTGATGAAGGAACTGGATTGATTCATGGAACTCTTGATGAGGCTTCAATTTTCAAGTCTCTTCATACTGTCCTAGAATCAAAAGTTGTGAGTCTGGAAGATCAATCTGCTATGAATATTGATGGCGCTTTGAGGGACGGCTGGCAGTATGGCCAGGAACATTACGAACGTCGTAGAAAACAAATGCAAGAAGTTGCTGAAAGGTGTGGGTTAACCCATGCCTGTAAGGAGCTTTCTGTAACCTATGAAGATCGTATGAAGATGTTCCGCGCTAAATATTTTGATGAAGAGGAGGATGTTCCTCTAAAATCTGAATATGAAAATCAGTGTGGTGTAGAAATTCCATTTAGTGCAGATG